GTAATAGAATTCAGGTGTTTCATCAACGTAACGGCGACTAATTTCATTCTCTACGAATCCTTGCTTGTGCTTAAAGAATTGTGTCCGAATTGAAATCGGTGCTTTAATTCTAAGCGTAATTTGTGGATGTGCGAATGGTGTCCAGTGGTTGTGTTTAGCAAGATACCGAATGAGTTTCCTGTCACGCTCCGATAGTGTTCGAACATCTTCTGCACGGAATGAGGAGTTAGACTTCTTCAGTCTTGATTCTACTTCTTCGTCTACCGCCCATTCACTTTCGTTATTGAACGAAACGCGAGCGGCGTTACACACGGTCAAATCACTTCCCATTTTGTCAACGAGATGAACGTGTCCATTATCTAAAACATCTTCTTTGTAACCCATCAATTAACCTTTCGCATATTGAACAACAAGTACAATCAGTAGTGAGGCGGCGAGTCCAACCATCAACTTCAAGAAGTCTTTACTGACCATTGGGAATACCTTCTTCACACTATCCTTGTGACGGAATGATGCGATTGCGAGTTCTCGTCCAGTCAGTAGTCCAACGAATACCCAAGTGGTAGACATTGGAATGTCATTTACTTCCTTGAAGATGTACAGTATAACAAAGTAAAACAAATCAATCAAGGTTGCAGAACGAACATATTTAGTATTTTTCTTCTCAAGTACAATCTTCTGAATCTTACCACCACGTTGCTGAAGCATCCAACCAAGTCCCACAATAAACACAAGAGAGATGACAATCATTACATCCACGGAAAGTTGTCGAGGCAGGAATACTGCAATGTTCGCCATATCGTGAGACAACCAAGTCCACCAAAGGAATCCTGTTGTCACCCATTGTGCAACTCTCCATTTGACTTTGTTTGATTCCTTGATTGGTTTGCCTTCGTCGAGAAGACGAGTAAGCATAATCCAAATCACATAAGCGGCGACTCCCGCAACACAGTAACCCATCATAGACTTCATCAGAACTTTCTCTAGCACCACCGTAGATGCGAACGCAGAGAGAACCAAGAACGAAGTCGAAACGGGAATACCAAATCTAGTGAGTACCAGAAGCACAGCAGGTGCGAGTGCTTGATACCACTCCACACCATCGAATGGAATCTTGTTCAATCTTCCGTATGATATACTACCATCATATGCCCACCACCCGTACCAGATGGCAATAAGAAGAACGGAGCCTGCAAAGCCCCACATAATCTTCCAGTTTACTTTTTTGTTACTTGCAATCCAAGTTCCAAGAGTTTGAATTGAATCGTTTGCAATTACACTATACGCGGCGAGGAGAAACCCCGTCCACATCCATAACGAAATATCTGACATCTTATACCTTTCGCCACTCGTTAAACTTCAACGTGGCTTGCAAACCACTATATGTGTTCTCGTCAATAATCTTTTGAATCTTGCGGGTTGAAAGTCTGTATGCCATATCATTAATATCTTTCTCTTTGATACTACCTGGCCAGATGCAGACTTCCTTCCCCATCTCGATTAGTTTTTCATTGTACGCACAAATCTGTCGATTGCGAGGTTCATTGTCCAAAATATATGTTAATTCTGTGTTAGCAAATCTGGCAGGAATTTCTTTCAATGCACCTGCACCAACCATTGCGACTGCATTGTTTAGGAACAAAGAATCAATAGGACCTTCAACGACATATACTCGCTTTTTCGCGTTCGCTCTCCACAGTCCATACCACAATCTATCGATGCTCTTGTCCGCTTTGATTGTGATATACTTTGCTGTCTGTCTTGCGTTCTCTTCGTCCTTGAAGTTGATTGCTCTTCCCTGAGCGGCAACAACGTCACCGTGACTATTGAAGAAAGGAATTACAATTCGATTCTCTCTGCCAATAAACACACTAGAGTCTAGACTGTTACGAACAAACTTTCCAAAGTCGTCTGTGAAATACAGAAGAGTAAAGTGCTGTCTTGGAATCTGTCGCATATCCGCAAATTCAACTGCGGGATGATTCTTTGGCAAGTCAGTGAGACACTGGAGTTTTTCTAAAACTTTATCTTGCTTTTTGAATTTTGGTTTTGAATCTTTGAATGGGAACAACTCTTCTTCCTTCGGCTTTTTGTAGTTTGACTTTTTAGTTTCACCACCTCGGAACCTCTCCAGTGAGTACTCCTTACACAACGATGGTGCAACCTGATTTAAAAAATTATATAGGTTGTGACCAGCACCACAGTTGTGACATTTGTAAAAGAAATCATTACCTTTTTGATAAAAAAATCCTCTTGCTTTGCTCTTGTTTCTTGTGGAGTCTCCACAGATTGGACACGAACAATTCGCCAGAGTTTCCTTTTTCCATTTGAAGTTTCTCAGTGTCGGGGATACTCTGTTGATGAATTTTTTGTCTATGAAGGTTGTCATTCTTTATCTGCTTCTGCTCTTTTCTCGTCTTGTTCCTTGAGGTCTTCGACCCATTCGGTCGCCCACTTTTCCCATTCCTTCAAATCTTCTTCACTGTAATTAATCTTATTCTTATCGGGACTCATCGCTGAACTCCTAAATTTTCCAGTCAGTAAATTCCTCACTGGCTTTCTTTGTAAATTTTGTGTCGTAATTATTACCATCAAATCCTACACCAAAACTATCCTTCTGTCCAGTGTCAACTAGACCAACTTGTGCAGTATCTTCCAAGTCAAAAAGTTTCATCTTGGCACGATTGATTCCAATGACAAATTTCCTATTTGAAATTGAATCGTTGTATCTATTCTTTAGTTGCTTTAGAAGAATTTGACCCAACTGGTCGAGTTCTTCTGTACCAATCAAAGCAAGCATAAAGTCTGCCGTGGCTGGCAAACCAAATGATTCCGATGTATCCTCCAGTCCAAAATCACTTGAGGTATATCCAGTTCGATTTACCTGTGTGGCAGACCAGACTGGAACATTTCTCTCGACTGCTAGTCCTCTCAGTTCTTCAGCAATCGCTTTAATATATGTGTATGAATTGACACTACCCGACATCTTCATACGAGAGGAGGCACAGATGTTCAGATAGTCTACGAAAATAATATCTGGTTTGAACTTCTTTTTCAAAGCCAACTCATCGAGCAGATGACGAAAGTGATTCGTGCTTGCTGTTGCTGTTGGATATTCCTTGACAATAAGTTTACCAGAATTGTTCTTTTGAATTTTACTAATCTTCTTTGCATAGGACATCTCTGGAAGTTGCTTTAGTTCATCCATTGTGATGTCCATAAGATTTGCATCGATTCGTTCTGCAATTCTTTCCTCTGCCATTTCACAAGTAATGTATAGTACATTCAATCCTTGAGATAGACAAGAAGAAGCGTGGTGACACATAAACAGTGACTTACCCACACCAGTTCCTGCCATCACAATATTTAATGTCTTAGAAGGTGTTCCACCATTCGTAATGGTGTTTAGCAAACTAATATCGAATGGAACCTTCTCTTCTACTTTGTGGTAGAATTCGAATCGTTCTTCAGCGTCTTCGATGTAGTCGTGTCCGACACTTGCGTCGAAGGAGACTGATAAGGCTTCGGAGAGGATTTCTGGAATTGCGTTCTCCGTCTTGACGCTCGTTGACTTGCCATCGATAATGTGGATTGATTCCATAATCGCATTGTACACCGCCTTGTCTTTGCAGAACTTTTCAGTTTGTTCAATTAACCAATCTTCGTTTGAATCTACTTCGCAGTCAATTTCTTCTATCAAAGAAGTTGCGTTCTTGAATTCATCGTCAGACATAGAAGCATTCGACAACGTAATGTTGAGTGCATCTACGGGAGGAAGTGAATTATACTTTGCAACAAAGTCAAAGATAGAAGTGAAGATAAGTTTCTCTACTCTATCGTGAAAATATTCCTCTTTAAGAAATGGAACTACCTTTCTGGTGAATGGTTCATTCTTCAGAAGGTTGTTTAGTATCGTCTTTTCTATAGTCTGATTCATCTACCAAAACTCCCTGCTCGGCTGTCTTAAACTCTCGTTCCAAAATATCAACTACAATATCTCCCAGAAGGTTGGTGAACTCTTCTGTGTTGGGGTCATCCCCACTTAGTATATCATAGTCGAATTTAACGTGAGGTGTATCATCTTCTTCATAAAAACTAACTTGGTTGTAGTGGAACACAATTCCTTCATACTCACCAGTGTTAATTTTTATTGCTTGCCTCTTTTCAGAAGCGGGATGATTTACATAAGTATATTCAAGCATCTTCTACCACGGTTTCTAGTTCTTCGACTTCTTCGTCGATAGACATATTACCATATTTGAATTCCTTTGCAACTGCCACTTCGAGTCTTTGCATAACTTCTTCAGTGAAGTACTTTTCGGGATTCTTGTAGATAGACTTTTCATAAGCCTTTGTTCCGTCTGGCATTTCAACGCGAGTTGATACCTTCTTAAAGATATCATACTTGATTGCAATATCAACAAGACCATAATATGGATTGAGTCCGTGGTCGTAGTTGAGCATCACATCAACCATAGCATTTTCCTTAGTCATTCTGCTTTTGAACAACTTGCAGTGAATGATGTTTCCGATGACATCGGTTCCTTCTTTCACCTTCTTCTTCGAAAGGTAAATGATTGTGGATGCGGCGTACTTCAGACCAGAACCACCACTC